GGCGCGTTTCACCGGAACAGAAAGCGCGGATTTCTGACATCGTAAATAAGGGCGGAATCGCCTTTGTGGTAAGAAGCGGAAATGAAGCATTTTCACTTCTTAAAATAAATAAATGCTTTTAAGGGGGTATTTTATGAAAGCAGAGGTTTCTGAAAAAGTACCGAGTATCGCCGGCGATAACATTCTTGACAACTTTATCGGGCAATTAAATCAAGTCGTAAAGACGAAAGAGTTGAGCCTACAAGTCGAAGAAAGCAGCGTTTTAATCGCAAAACTTCAAGGATACATCGCAGGCGCAAGAAAGTACAAGGTGCTTTTAAAAGAGGCAGGTTTTGAAAGCGCAAGCACCGAGTTAACCGGCGATTTGTTTTTTGAAACCGACGTAAAGGGGCATGAAGAGTGTAATCTCTTGCCGATTCAGCTCGAAATTGTAACGCCGCTTATGCATGACGTTATCCGTTCCGAAAAGTTCAAGGATTTCGAAGAAAAACGAGAGGAAGCTATCGAAAATGCAAAAAGCTCATTGTTTTTTCAGTCGGAAAAAGGGCGCGACTTGTACTTTTATCGCGGATGGTACGAAGCGATTATGCAGATCGACCATTGGGTTGAAAAGTTAGACGAATATTTTTACTACCAACAAGAAAAAAAAGCGAAAGCTGAACGAGAAGCTAGGGAAGAGTTGCAATTCTAAAATCTTAAAAAAAAACTTTAAGGAGTATCGAAATATGGAGTTTGACAAATCAAAAGTATACACCGCATTAAATGCGGATGAGTTGAAAGAGGGCGACAAGGTCTTGTTGGCTGATAATTTGGAAGATTTGAAAAATCAAGTCGAAGACGATAAAACTCCAATAATATTGGCAGCTATTGCGTCAGAGGATCAGCAGTTTCGTTTCAAAAATACTGCTGATTTATGGTATGCACTTGCTTACCTTGTATTTTCACCGCCGAAACCGAAATATAAGCCGTTTTCAGATTCAAAAACTGCAATGCGAACCATTGCAGAACACGGCGGTTGGATTATATTCGATGGAGTATACCACCTTATAAAAGGCTTGGATGTCGGCTGTTCATGCAAGAATGAAGTTTTTGTTGATGATGATTGGTATTCAGCAGAATACATTTTTAATAATTGTAACTTTGCCGATGACGGCTCACCCGTCGGCGTAAAAGTCGAGGACGATATTGATAACGCTGATTTTTAAAAACGAAAACTAATCACATTTAATATCGGCGTAACACGGATATTTAGCAGGTTCAAGCCCTGCACGCCGCATAAAACGAATGTTGCGCAACTGACGTTTTTAAAAACTTTAAGGAGTATGACAATGGAGCAATCTATTTTGAAGAATTTAATCTACAGATTGGAATATGGTGATCCAATTTATGAAATTCAACACTACAAAGCACACGGAAACGTCATAAAAATGACGTTGCTTGTAAAAACAGAGAACGCAAATACAAATGACGGCGATAACGCAAAGACAAGCGAGGGGGATGATAAATGAACTTTCTATATGAACACATCATCGACAAAGGAGCAGTCGCATTTGTCGATACAAGCACTGCAAGCCGCGAAGAATGGCTTAATCTGCGCAGAGGCGGAATAGGCGGAAGCGACGCGGGTGCAATCATGGGCTTAAATAAATACGCAACGCCATTGAGCGTCTATCTTTCAAAGAAAGAAAACGCGCAGAATGTCGGAAATGCTGCAACCGAATGGGGCAATATACTTGAAGATCCCATAAGACAGAAGACGCGCGAAGAATTCGGCTGTCGAATTGAGACCGTGCCGGGTATGTTTACAAACAGAGCGCATCCTTTTATGAACGCAAACCTTGACGGGCTTATTTATTTCGACAGTGAAACGCAAGTCGGCAACGGCGTTGCCAAAGGTTTATGCGGTCATGAAATAAAAACGTCTCGCAACGGCGACGGCTTTACGGATGACAAAGTCCCTGAATCGTATTACGCGCAAGTTCAGCACTATATGGCGGTAACAGGGCTTGAAACTTTCATTCTCACGGCATTCATTATCAACGAATACATGGTGCGACATTACGTCATTCCACGCGATGAAAAATTTATCAAAAATCTTATCGAAACTGAAGAAGATTTTTGGGAAAATAATATCCGCTCAAACGTAATGCCCGAACCTACAGGCAATGCGAATGAAACGGAACAGCTTAAAAATATGCCTATGGCGGAAATTGTAACGCTTGACGATGAAAGTGCGGCAATTCTCGACGAAAAATCTCGACTTGATACGGAAATTAAATCCTTGCAGGAACAAAGCGACATTTTGAAAGAAAAAATCTTAATCAAAATGTCGGAAAAATCATTGGACGCGGAAACGGGAATTAACACGGTTGCCGAATGTGGCGCGTGGAAAATTTCACTGACAACGCAGACTGCAAAGCGCATAGATACCGCCGCCTTAAAAAAGGCAGGGATTTATGACGCATACTCCAAAGAGAGCGTATCTCGCGTTTTACGAATCTCACAGATTAAGGGGGCATGAGGTAAATATGGGAATACCGGTAATGATTTTCGGAGAAAGCGGAAGCGGAAAGAGTACAAGCCTGCGCAATTTTAAGGCAGGTGAAGTGTCGGTAATCAATGTGTCAAAGAAGCCGTTACCGTTTAAAAATAACGGCATAACGATGGTTAACACGTGCGACTATCAACAGATAACGGGTTTGCTTTTGAAAAGCCAAAATAAAAGCATTGTCATCGATGACGCAACTTACTTGCTTGTAGGCGAGTTTATGAGAACAGCCAAAACGGCAGGGTTCCAGAAGTTTACGGATATGGCCTTGAACTTCTACGGGCTTGTGCAGCTTGTCATCGACAAGTTGCCGCCCGAAAAAATAGTCTATTTTTTAGGACACGTAGAGCGCGACGCGAACGGGAACGAGAAGTTTAAGACTATCGGGAAGCTGTTAGATGAAAAAGTAACGCTTGAGGGGCTTTTTACGATTGTCCTTAAAACGGAAGTTAGCGACAGGCAGTACAAATTTGTAACACAAACGAACGGCATGGATACGGTTAAAAGCCCTATGGGAATGTTTGAACATTTGCAGATTGATAACGATTTGCAGTTTGTCGATAAAAAAATCCGTGAATTTTACGGAATCTAAAACAAGGGGGTACACACAATGTTTATTCAAGATTTTCAATATACGTCCGACTATAGTATTTCTTTCGACTGCCCTGACGGGGAGCATACCGTCAAAATTATTGAAGCAAAAGAAACTACAACTAAAAACGGCGCACCGATGATTGAAGTGCAGTTAGCGGTACAAGATTCAAACGGCATAGCGTATATCGAGCGTATCGTTTCGGGAGAATATTTTAATAAAAATATGTCGCGCTTTTTTGACGCGTTCAAGATTGTACGCGGGAACTTCGCTTTTATGGGCTGGCGCGGAAAAATCGGGCGCGGAATGTTCAAACATGAACAGCAGACGTTTACCGGCGCGGACGGCATTCCAAAGACAGTTAATAAGGCAGTTATGAAAGCATTGCTTGTTGAACAGTCGAACACGCAAGGAACTCCGCAAGCTCAAAACACGCAACCGCGACAGACGCAACAATCGTATCAACAGTCGCAGGGCAACACCGCGCCGCAACAATCACAGCAGTCGGCAAGTCCAAGCGTTGACGATTTTCCCGAAGATATTCCGTTTTAGCATGAATTAAAAGGGGAAGCGTATGAAAGTGCAAGCCGTTCTACACCGTATATTTTTGAAAAATCACATAGCCTTTGAGCTGACTGATGATAACGCGATAAAGCAACGTATTGCGGCGGTACTTTCATACTGCAAGAGCAAGCATAACGATTATGTATTGTTGACGCTTGAAAGTCCTAAACGTCCGCGCACAACGGGCGCGTATTCCCAAAATCACCACTTAAACGGGCATATCATGCAGATATGCAATGAAACGGGCAACAGTTACGAAGCGGTTAAAAACGCTGTGAAGATGATTGCGGTCGAACAAATGGAATATCCATATACCGATTTTCACGGCGTTATAACGCCGAAGCCTGAAAGTGAGTGTTCAAGTGAAGAATGCGCAAAGTTGATTGAAGCCTCTCACATTCTTGCGGCTGATTTGGGACTAATTTTGCAGGAATAAGGCACAGGGGGTGGGAAGATGACTAAAAACGAAATAGCAAAACGCGCGTATGTGTTAGCTGTTTCAGGCGGAGTGTGCGAAGTATGCTCCGCGCCGTTGAATCTTAACACATGGCAGGGCGCACACCGCATAGCTGATACCGTCTCAAACCGCGCAAAATGGGGCAGTTTTATAATCGACAGCCCTTTAAATATCGCGGCGGTATGCAGTCTAAAATGCAATGACGCTTGCAATATCGGCAATGATTACGGCGAGTGTTTAGCACTCGCTGAAAAAATTATACGCAAAGAGAAGATACATCGTTTCAATGAAGTATCGAAGAGTTAAGGTTGAAACGGATGTAGTCGAGAATGGGCAGTTATTACTTTTAGAGGAATCCCCCTACCCTTATGAAAGTGAGAATTTGCCTTTTTATGAGAATCCTGAAACGGATGAACAGCGGCTGATGACTGCACAGCATGATTTTCTTCTATTAAATAGTAGAGCAGCATGGCAGGAACTTTGGACGCTGACCATAACCGTTGCAGGCAGAGCTATCGCAGCCGAGCGAAAGAAGAAGAAGTTTTATCTTTCGGCGGACGATAAAGCTGATAAACAGATAGACGCGGCGGAGTATCTACTGCGTCGTTACAAAACGATACGCGGATATTTTGTTCGCGGCAATTTTATTGCGGCAATAATCGACAGTGTAAGGCACGTACTTTATTACCAAAGTGAAAGCGATAAGCTGGTTGATTTTGTCGCAATTGAAAAATTGGAAACTATGCCGGTACTACCCAAAACGGTGGAAAAGAAGCGAAAAAACACAGGGTTGGTAAAGGGCGACGCAGCTGCAGGGCAGCTGGTTTTAAACCTTGATTTACCGGCGGAAACTTTTAAGGAGTAAATGAAATGCGAATAATAACGCAAACACACACGGGTGGTATTGTATCTGACACAGACCTCAATCTTGAATACCTTTATGTCGGCGATTATGGAAAGCAAAACAACATTAAAGCAGACTTTCTCGGTTACACAAAACGGATTGAAAAAGTCGAGCATACGCCGGTAGATGTTACGGAAAAACTAGTTGTAACGGTTTCAACGCAAAAAGGATGCCCTATGAATTGCGATTTTTGCGACTGCCCGAAACTCGGCTATAAAGGCAATGCCTCTATAGTGGAAATGCTACACGAAATTACCGGCGGTATTGCTCTTTCCGACATTAGGCATGGAAAGCGGTTGAATGTTCACTTTGCACGTATGGGCGAGCCGACATTCAATTTCGATGTCATAAAAGCGGCTAAAATTATAGGAAAAATGTCAAATGGAATATTTGACGAATATCATCCGGTTGTTTCTACGATGATGCCAAAAAGTAATAAAAACTTAATGGCTTTTCTTATGCAGTGGACGGGGCTACAAAATGACGCAACATGGATCGGCGGAATAGGCTTGCAACTTTCAATCAACACGCTTAATGAAAATGATAGAAACGCCATGTTCCGTAGCAACAGCCTATCTTTGGAAAAAATTTCAGAAATTGCAGACGAACTGCCCTATTCAGTCGGTAGAAAATACACGTTGAACTTTGCGGTAACGTCAAAATCGGATTTAAACCCGAAGGTGCTTGATTGGTATTTCGATAAAAAGAAATTCATCATCAAAATTACGCCAATTCATGAAACAAAAGAAGCTCTTGCAAATGGGTATGAAATTATTAGCGACTTTGACGTATACGAACAGTTTGAAAACCCGCTAACCGCCGAAGGTTGGGACGTGATTGTATTCGTCCCGTCAAGAGAGGAAGACGCTGACAGAATAACGTGCGGTAATGCGCTTTTAGCCATTAAAGATTTTGAGGCAAAAAAATAACAACCCTCGCATTAAGGAGAACACAAAATGACGAAAACAAACAAATGCACCAAAGGCAGATTATGCGCAAAACTTATTGCCGCTATCGATGACGGCGGCGGCAAAGGAATAAAGGCGCATTATGGTGTTACGTCCGAAATGATGGACGCCGGGCAATTTAGACTTGAAGATATGCCGATTATCGCAGTCTCATACAAGAAGTGCGCAAAAGATAACGGCAGATTATTCAATTTCTGTCCGTTTTGCGGCGAGCGGTTTAGTTGGGCAAGGGGGTAAAAATGACGGAGTTATTAAAAGAAGTGCAGCAAGTCGCTGCCAATGAACTTGAACGAATAAATAAAACACAATTGACCTTTCATTCGCCGCATGAGGCTTATGCGGCAATAAAAGAGCAGTATGACGGCGTGAGTGAGGATGTTCATCATCTAGAAAGCTTTATTGAAGAGTTCTGGGAATGTGTAAAGGATAAAAATACAGCTTGTTATGCGGATGTGGTAATGACTGTCAAAGATAGTGCGATTAGGTGCGCAGGCGAAGCAATACTGGTTGCGATTGCCGCACAAAAAACGATTGACTGTATAAATAAGGAAGATAAAGAATGACAAACGCCACGAACACTCAAGAAAAAAATAAAAGAAATCACGGACATCATCGGCTATTGCACTCTACTTTTAATCGGCATGGGGGCTACGGCGGATGATATTCAAAAGCTCAAGGATTAAGAGAGAATAAATGATGAAACTTTACATTGTAAGTAGTACCCCTACCGGGAAAGGGGATATAAACGGAATGTACGTTTTAATAAGCGAAGAAGGAGAGTTTTTCGCTCAACATTTTTGTTCTTCAAAAAATTGGGCGATGGATGATTTAATTTTGCGCAATTGGGAATTGCAGGAAAAGCTTGATAATCGTTTCGGCGTAAATAATTGGAACGTAAGGTATTTAGGTGAGGATGATATGACGATTCAAAAACTTATGGAACTAAATGACCAGTTTTACAAAGAAGACGAAAGCGGAGCGGAAGATCAAGAAAGCGAAAACGACATTAAAACTTAAAAAGTCAGGACAGTAAATAATGAAGACACTCACACATAAAAGGATGTAGATATGAAAGGTTCAAGTTTTATTTTTTACGCGTCTTTTCACGAAGCGACAAAAGAATTAAACGACGCTGAATATGGTGCGCTCATGCGAGCAATAAATGAATATGCGTTAAATGATGTTATACCTGAATTGAAAGGAACGTTAAAAATGGCATTTCTTTTAATAAAACCTCAAATTGACGCAAATATGGAACGTAGGGAAAACGGTAAAGGCGGCGGTAGACCTAGAAAAGACGTTCCAAAAGACACGCCAAAAAGCACACCTGCAGAAAGCGAGGATAATAATCCTGATAACAATTACGCAGACAATTCTGATGATTATTATATAGAAGAAAATGATAGCAGTGATAAACCTATGGTTTTTGAAGCTGAATTATCGGACAATAATAATCAAGAAAATCCAAAAACCTATGGTTTTTCAAATCCTGAAAATAAAAAACCAATGGTTTTTGAAAATCACGAAATTGAAAAACCTAATGTTAATGTTAATGAGAATGTAAATGTAAATGTTAATGAGAATGAGAATGAGAATGGTAATGGGAAAGAGAGTAGTCCCCCGCGAAG